GGAACCCGATACGAGCTCGTCCAGTGATATAGAGTCGAATATTGCAGAAGCAGCCCGAATAACCCTCCGAAATGAGTATATAAAAGGCCTGGAAAATAGTAATAAATTGTATGATAATGAAACTGCTGATGGTAACGGACTTGGATGTCCTGTTAAATATAATGATAAGACGGTGTGGTTGGCAAATGGTGAATTGTGTCCAATAGATAGTCGTCCGGCAGATGGTGATGCATGTTATGGAGGAACAAAAGATAGAATAAGTGATGGAGATTACTGTGTAACTGGCGAATGGGTAAGTAAAAACGATAAGTATTGTTTCGAAAAAGAACAAGAAGAAGATAAATGGAATAATGCAACAAATAAATGGGGGAAAATTAATAACGGTGAATGTGTGTATGTAAAAGAATGTGATAATGACACGATTAATCATATTAATAAATGGGCGGGCAATAACCACAACACGAATGGAATAAAAAATAAAGCATGGTGGTCAAGAGCGCATAAATGTAATTTGGGGAATTAGCCAGGACGAATTCACAGGGTGGAGGTGGAGGCGGCGGCTGGTATATTTTTTATGGGTGAGACCCCATTTGAAATGTCACTCGCTGTAAGTTACTCTTCGTCTTCATATGTAATCTTTTGCATGAGTTTTCCATTTTTTGTTTCTACGAATCTATAGCTTAGGATGTCTTCTACCCTTTCAAGTCTTGTATCTATTCTTTCCAACACATCTATTATAGGTTTGTATGCAAATCTCATTGTTTCTTCCGCAATTGTATTTTTTATTTCTTTTGCTTTTGCTGACCTTTTATAATATTTATACTTGTTTCCATTCATGTTCCCGCAGGATACCGTTGGCACTATAACTCTCATTATTTATATTTATTTTTCTTTTTCCTTTTTCTCACGCATTATAATGTTTTCTACATACTGATATAAACTTCTCTTTCCCGCCTATGCTTATCAAGTCTTCATTGCTCCAATCTACCTTCTTCGTAAAGCTTGCATACGTCCCATCTTGGCATATAGAACACATAGCTGTTAGTTTTGTGATTTTATTTGCTATTGGTACGCATTCCAATATCTGTCCAAATGGTCTTCTCATATAGTCCCCATCCAATCCCGCTATTATTATAATGCACTTGTACTTCTCCATTGATAACACAAACTCCTTCAAATCTTTAAAAAATTGCGCTTCATCTATCCCTATTACATCTGGAATTTCTTCAAATTTTATATCCAGTAAGCTTTCCGTCTTCATCGCCTTATGTGTTGTCTTCCCATGTGTTGATACTTCTTCTTCCCCACATCTTGTATCAATCTTGTGATTTATTATTATCACATCCATATCTATCGACTCATACGTACTACATCTTCTTATTAGTTCTGTTGACTTCCCGGAATACATAGGGCCTACTATTATTTCCACATGGCTACACATATTTATAACTTAATTAGATATTTTAGCTTTAAATATTATACATGGAATTCCCCGATATCCCACCCTTGTTTATTCATCGTTGCAATATCCTTTGTCAATATAACAAATCTTATTTCTCTTGTTTAGAACATTATCCTATACATGATTGTGAATACATTCTTGTGGCTTGGCGAGAACATTTCTTACGTAATTCATGAGAAAACCTTTGATTCAAGTATCTTCTTTTGCTTTGTCACATATGAAAAACCTCATTTCTCAAAACAATGCATGGGGTTTACGCTTGGGTGCTAAAAGTGGCGGTTGTAATGGGTTTTTATACACATTGGATACAATTAAGAAACCTACATCAGGTGATGAAATAGTTTCTCAAGATGGTGTTCATATTGCAATAGATTCATTATCTGTATTTCATCTATTAGGTACTCATGTTGATTACAAAAATTCTATTTTATTTAACGGTTTTACTTTTTATAAACCCAATTCTTTTTCTTGTGGTTGTGGAAAAAGTTTTTCTTAGCTTATTATAATGGCTAAAAACTCCATGCAGCTTCCTGGTATCGAAACACAACAAGGTCAATACGCCTATATGCTCTGTGCTTTCATCTATCTTGCTTTATCTTATATCGATAATCGCAAAGTCCCTTTCAATCAAAAGCTCATTGAAATAGCTTTTTATATGCTTTGGGGTATGCTTCTTGCTTACAACGCTTCCTGTCTTGTAAATGGCAAGTGCAATAAGCTTTCTTGGATTTCTTTACTCCCCATCTTCTTTTGTGCTTTATACCTTCTCATGATTCTTTTAGATCCTATTAAGCTTGAAGAAGCTCGTTCTAAAATTCCCAAGTAAGTTTACTCTGAAAAGTATACCACATCACTATCTGTTACATGTACCCCTTTCACTTTCTTTAATATATATTCTTTAAGCATTCCTATTGAGTTTGTTTTTAAGTAATTCATCAAATCCTCTAGCAATATATCATCACTTTCATTCTCTTTCTCAATTTCAAGTTGTTTGAGAATTTGTTTCACATTATCTTCCTTCAACTTTTTCTTCTGTATTATCTTTGACGCTACTTGATATATACTCTTGTTATCCGCTATCTCTTCAAATATCCTATCATTGCTTACTATTACTATAGTGTCTTCTGGTTCTTGTGTGTTTAGTTTTCCTAACTCATATAGCATCAACGCATCTGTAGCGTTCTTGTTTCTTGTTTTGCTACATTTTATGTTCACTTTTATATCTCTACTTGTTTTGTACTTGAATATTACATTCGATTGGCAATATATCGTTAATAAAAAATCCGTTCCAAATTGTTTTTTTATAAGTTCCTCTATGTTTCTTACGTAATATTCATATTGTATGTTATCACCATCTAATAGTACATGTACTACCATGTCTATTATTTCATACTTAAAACTTAAGTAATATTCTTTTACATATTCTTATGTTACGAACTATGAATAAACGTAAGAGATGCAATGATGATTCTGTTGAGAAAGATGAAAACAAATCACCACTTATTCGTCTTGAAAAGAATAGGGTTTATTTTTATGATGAGGTTTCTAAGAATTCTGTTTTAGAATTGCAAAAGGTTGTTAATATGGCTCGTGAATATGCCATTATTCACCGTGATATTTGTTCTATAGATTTGCCTTCCGTTTATATTTTTATTAACAGTGATGGTGGTTGTGTTTATAGCGGCCTTGCAGCTCTTGACTTCTTACAAAGTATTAAGGACGTAACCATAATTACCATTGTTGAAGGGTGTGCAGCAAGTGCCTCCACTTTTCTGCTTTTAGGTGGTTCTAAGCGTTTTATAAGAAAACATGCAACCGTTCTTATACATCAAATAACTGCTAATTATTGGGGTGATGTTGAATTTGAACGCTTACGTGACGAATTCAAAAATACTGAAAAACTTATGGATATTATCAATAAGGTTTATAAAGATAATACTTCCATTTCCCAACGAAAACTTTCAACCCTTTTTACACGAGAACAGTATATGGATGCAGCTGAGGCTATACGTTTCCAAATATGCCATGATTATCTATAATAATTTTATATTATTATTTTAATGGTATCGCTTCAAAAACTTATAGAGGATAGAAAACAATTTACTAAAAAAGTATTAACTTCCGGTCCTGGTCGTCCTTTAGTTATTAAAAATAATCCTTTAGTAACTAGAGCTAAGATAGCTAAAGCAAAAACTGAAAAAAAACAGAAAAAAGCTTTAGATATACAGTCACCTTGGGCTAATATAAATACTCCCAATAAATCCCCTAATAAACCTACCACTCCACCTAAAAGGCCCAAATGTAAACTTACCAAAGCCGAAGAGCGATTATTGAAGAAGATTCAACAAAAGAAATGCAATGTCTAGCACAATTTCATGCATCTTATACTTTGTATATGAAACAATACATGTACATATTCCCATATCCTTCGTGGATACATTACACATGAAGCTATATATAATATCCCTGTTATCGCTAACTCTTTAATTACACAAATAATTGTATTACATCTCATTGCTTCTACCGTATATGCTATAGCGCTTATTCTTGCTGTATACACATCTATATATCTTCTACATCCATTGCATGGTTTTATCCAATATAATAAAGATGCTGTTCCATTGCATATATTCACAATACCCAGTATATTTCTTTTTATACATTTTTGTATTCCTGCACCTATCATTATACAACTTGTTATGCATAAACTAATTATCATATCTTTGTTATATATATTTAACAAATTCCATCTCCATTTTCTCTTTCGCCCCATCTCGTAATGATTCATATGGCCCCCATAATTCAATAACATCCCTTTCCCTGTCATGCCATATGTATCTCAACTTCAATTCTTTTGTTAATCTGTATAACCCCCTCCCTCCCCTTCCTACTACTTTTTTTATTATCTTGTCCTCGTATTCCGATACGTCTAACTGTGAATAATGTGTGTTTGGTGGATTATATGGCGCCATATATTTTCCCCTTATATAAATTTCTTTAAGTCTTCTATTATGTAATCCACTTTATATTCATATTCTAACGCATGTTGCATTTCTATATCGTTAACCGTCCAACTATATACTTTTATTCCATTTGCATGAAACATTTCTACAACTTCTTTGGTTATGACATTATAATCCAATGACACAAAGTCTATATCTAGATGCGTATACATCCCTATGCTTAGTCCCGTCGCAATTACCCCCACTCTGTATTTTGCCCTTTTCGCTAACTCTGTCAATTCAAAAACACAATATTCATTGAATGAACAAAGTTTCCAATCCTTTGTAGCTACTTCTTTCAGACATTCATGCACATCTCTTGCTATTTCCTTCGCTTCCGTTATTCCAAATGCTTTTATATCTATTATCACTTTCTTCCCCTTTTCAAATCTGCAACTTCTTATTTTTTCTAGTTTATCATTATCTTCTTCATTCCTCCTCTCCCTATCGTGGCATAGTACTAATTCCCTCTTTGTGTTGTATCTCACATCTATCTCTATTCCATCACTTTTCTCCAACGCTTCTTCAAACCTCTCCATCTTGTTCTCATACTCTTTTATTCCTCTATGTGCTATTTTTCTCATATATTAAGACTTAAAGAACGTTTAATAAAATAATAAAAATGGATATCAATTCAATACTAAATTTTATTGTGGGTCTTCAAATTAAAATAGAACAACGAGACCTTATTTTACAACGTTTTTCTCCAGGTGATTGTAAGCAAGTTAACGATACTATTCATTTAGGTAATATAGCCGAAAAAACTTTACATTTTATTATGTTTGATGTTAAAGGTTGTTTTGATGATGCAGAAATGGCTCTTGCTTGTAATGAATATCTAAATCCTGCCTTCATTCAATAGGATACGTAACAAATATATTATATATACCATGTTTGTCTATTATTGATACCTTTTCTTCATCTTTTAGTTCCCCCCACCTTTCTGTATTTGTTAGGTACTTTATTGTATTATATTTCCTTTTTGCCTCTTTTATTTCATTATAGTAATGTGTGTTTGGTTCCGTCTTTGCTTTACTTTCTAATACGAAATATGTCAAATATACATCCGCAATCGTTGCCGGTATTGATATCTTTACATTTGTATATTTGTATATACGCTTTTCTATTAATCTTATTATATTCTCGTTTATTCTCTCTATACATTCTACTATCTCTTCCGCTTCACTTATCACTTCTTCCATCTCTCTTTTGTCTTCCCTTTTTATAACTTCTTTAAGTTATTTTTCTTATTTATTTTATATGACTAAATGCAAATTTATCAAACCTCATATAAATCCAGCTTTAAAATTACGTAAAACCTGTACTTTCAAAAAATCTGCCAAAAAACCTTTGAAAAAATATCTTAACATTATAAACTTAACCTAGTTATATTATAAGTTTCACTTGGGATGACCGTAGTCAAATTCGCCGGTCATAGCATTGGTGAGCATTGGCAGCCTATTAAATCTTCCGAACTCTCTAAAATTTTACATTATGTACAATCTCAAAATATTCATGTCGATACAGTTCTTAATGTTGTTCGTAAACATTTCTAAGTTATTGTCCTTTGTATTTTATGCAACGTATTGCTTTTGATTTAGACGAGGTCTTGTGTCCTATGCTTCCCGCTCTTTCCCTTCACTATTCCAATGTCTATCGTACTAAAGTCCCTTCTAACCTTCCTTCCGTTTACAATTATTCCTCTTATTTTGGTATCTCTCCTTTACAGAGCAAAAAACTTGTCAAATCTTTCTATTCCAGTTCTTTCTGTCGTGATATGAAGCCCCTTCCTCATTCCGTTCAGGCCGTCCGTTCCTTGAAGCACAAGTATTCACTCGGTATTGTTACTGGCCGTCAGTGTTATGCAAAAAATGCTACCCATTCTTTCCTTAACAACCACTTCTATGACCTATTTGACTTTGTCGTTTGTACTAATAGCTTCTCTTTACATGGTTCAGAAATGTCTAAGCGTGAGGCTTGTGATATATATGATATAGACCTCCTTATAGATGACTCTATTGATAACTGCAAAAATGTCAATTGTGACTCTATCCTTTTTGGTAATTACCCTTGGAATTATGATAACAACTCTTTACATCGAATTCATGACTGGGCTGATTTTTCTCCTTCCGATTTATTATGATTATTATTTTAATGTCAGTTCCGCAAACTAGAGCCAAGCTCATCATGGCCATTCGATTAAAAAATCTTCCTAATGATTTTACCATCCCTGGTTCTCAAATTCCTCTTACTTCAAAGAAGCAACTCAAATATTTGACAAAGCCTATTTTAGAAAGTATATATGCTTCTACAAAACGTTCTAATATTAGTGACAAGTTTCATCGAAGATCTAAACTTTACATTGCTAACTTGAATAAAAACAATATTATCCAAACTAATATTAAGCGCAAACTCAAACTTCAACATGCTCAAACCGAATTGCACTCACATCTTGTCGTCTTGCATCAAATCCTCAAACGTGCTCATCGCGGAGACACTATTCGCTTGAAAGAGTTATATGATCAACTACCTTCATCCGGATATTTTTCTGTTTTAAATAGTTCCGAATACTATCGTCTTTATCTTATCGCTACCGGTACTACACCTGACGCAAACTATAATTATATGTTTAAAGTCTCCTCTTTAATCAATAAGATTCAAAAATTGAAAGCAAAAATTCATCGTATTAAGCACATGAAATGATTCATCCCAGATGCTAAAAAAACGCACATTTCACATGGTCGCTACCTTTCACCATTGAAAGTACAAACAATGTTACGTAGATATCTCTTTCCTCACTCTCATAATGTATTTCCCCATTGTGTTCGTTCCCACTATCTTCCCATCAATTACGCTTCCTCCCCAATATGACCCCCTTGTATTCGCAAATCTATCAAACTCTACTAATTCTTCTTCCTTTGTGTCCATCAATATCTTCCTCAACCTTTCATCTTTGAATTTTTCTTTCAGCATCGGTTCCCATAGCTCATACCCATCTTTTATTTCATATTCCCTCTTCAACCCCAATACATTCTCCTTATTTGTCGCCATCTTTGCTATTATCCCTATATTCCTCTTCTTTCTCCAATATTCATCGCTTTTTTTACTTACTTTCTCAAATCCCTCCCATGTCCCCAAATCCCCTTCTTTTGTAAACCTTTTTTTGTCCTCCTCCCCATATCTCTGCGCTTGAAAGCAATGTTCTACGGACGCATACACTTTCCCCTCGTATTCTATATCAACCTCTTCAAAATTAGATAACCCATTATATGGCTCCTTCCCAGATGCATTGAATTGTATAACCATCTTTTATCTCTTCTTCTTCGCTTTCTTTAAGTTGTTATCATTCTTTTATACGTTAAATTTTGAGTAATACCTCAAAGAATACTATCCTTACGTATTGATAATAAAACAAGTGCTGCGTTATATGCATCAATTGATTTCTTACGATATTGTTTTTCACGCACAATACGCATATTGTTCTTTCTTACACAAACCCTCATACTTGAGCTATTGAATGATGAAAGAGGGTGTACTTTTTTGCAATAATAACACCAACGGTACAATTTATCGGGAACATTTTTAAGTTCTACAGAAAAATCCCGCATGTGCATTGAACACAATAGATGTCGTTTACTCGTCATTACACGAAACTTAACAAAATTTTTGCACTTATTAACACAACAATATACATTTTTTGATTCCATGTTTAATTTAAAAATCTTTTTGCGCTTCTACTACGTTGTTTCTTTTATCATATTCGCTTTTTTCTTTAAGTTGTTCCTCTTCTTCTTCTTTTTTATTCTTCTCGTGTACCTTTATCGTCTCTTTTATCCTTGCCCTTGCGTACTTCTCACAC